TTTTGGAAATATTAATGACATTGATATGAATAAATTTAAGAAACCTCCAAAGAAAATAGAAGATTAAAAGAAGGACAAAACTATGGCACTTTCAAACACAGAGTGCCCTTACTACTATGGTCTCTTTAGAGATGCAGTTCTCAGAGGAGAAATACCAGTATGTGAAGAAATCTCATTAGAGATGAATCGAATAGATGAGTTAATAAAGAATCCATCAGTCTACTATGACAGAGATGCAGTTGAAGGTTACATAGCTTATTGTGAAAATGAGTTAACCTTAACAGATGGTTCTGATTTAAATCTTCTAGATACATTTAAGCTTTGGGCAGAACAAGTATTCGGATGGTATTATTTTACAGAATTGTCAGTATACGATCCAGATAAAAAGAAGTATGTCAAGAAATACAAAAAGAAAAGACTTGTTAATAAACAATACTTAATAGTTGCGAGAGGTGCAGCAAAATCTCTATACTGTAGCAGTATTCAAAGTTTTTTTCTTAATGTTGATAGAACAACAACTCATCAAATTACTACCGCCCCTACGATGGATATGGCAGAAGAAGTTATTTCGCCAATTAAAACTTCAATAATAAGATCAAGAGGGCCTTTATTCAAGTTCCTTACTGAAGGAAACATTCATAACACTACTGGATCAAAAGCTTTGCAAGCTAAATTGGCATCTACAAAAAGAGGTATCGAAAATCGTCTTACAGGTAGTCTTCTTGAGATTAAACCAATGGCAATAAACAAACTTCAGGGACTTAGAGTTAAGATAGCTACAATTGATGAATGGTTATCAGGAGACTGTAAAGAAGATGTTATCGGTGCAATAGAACAGGGTGCAGCAAAAGGATTACAAGACTATCTGATAATTGCAACATCATCAGAAGGTACCACAAGAAATGGTGTCGGTGATTCTATCAAAATGGAATTGTATAAGATACTAAGAGGAGAATATTACAATCCTCATGTTTCAATATGGTATTACAGATTAGACAATATATCAGAAGTTAATAACCCAGCAATGTGGTTAAAAGCAAATCCAAATCTTGGAAAAACTGTTCAGTATGAGACATACCAGTTGGATGTTGAAAGAGCTGAGCATTCTCCTTCTGCTAGAAACGATATTTTAGCAAAAAGATTTGGTATACCAATGGAAGGTACATCGTATTTCTTTACTTATGAGGAAACTATTCCAAGAGAGGTTAAGAAAGAATATTGGCAACAGCCTTGTTCACTCGGAGCAGATTTGTCTCAGGGTGATGACTTCTGTGCATTTACATTTCTATTTCCTCTACCAAATGGAGTATTTGGAATCAAAGTAAGATCTTACATAACAGAAACAACCATGATTAAATTGCCTCCGGCCATGCGCCAGAAGTATGAGGAATTTCTTGCAGAAGGAACTCTAGTAGTCATGGATGGTAGTATTCTCGACATGAATCAAGTCTATGAAGACTTATCCGAGTTCATAGAACATATGGCATATGATGTTCAAGCTCTTGGTTATGACCCTTACAATGCTAGAGAGTTCATAACACAATGGGAGATTGAAAATGGACCTTTTGGAATTGAGAAAGTTAAACAAGGTGTTAAAACAGAATCTGTTCCTTTAGGCGAACTTAAGAAATTGTCAGAAGATGGTTTATTATACTTTGATGAGAAATTAATGCAGTTTGCAATGGGTAACTGTATAGCATTAGAGGATACTAATGGTAACCGTAAGTTATACAAGAGAAGAAGAGAAGAGAAGATCGATAACGTTGCAGCTCTTCTTGATGCTTTTGTAGCTTACAAACTTAATAAAGATTTGTTTTAGAGGACAAAACTATGGCAACATATGGTTACATAGCTCACCATGGTATTAAAGGCCAAAAGTGGGGAGAAAGAAATGGACCGCCTTATCCATTAGATTACAAATCTCACAATAGTAAAGAAAAGAAACTTAATCCAAAGAAAGCTTTAAATAAGTATACTGGAGGATTAAAAGAAACTATTGGTAATAAAATTGGTCATTACACACGTAATCAGCATAATGTTGATTTACCAAAGAATGACGCAGATGCTAAAAAGAAAGGTTGGAGAAAGCTTTCAAGTAAAGAATCTGCAATGCATCAATTCAGTCAAGAAGGCGGTGTAGAAAATTCAAAATGGGTGTCACCTGATGGCCATAGAGAAGTCGTATTTACTGGAAAAGGTAAAAAACAACACATAACAAAAGATGTAAGAGATGAAGGAACATACAACTATTACGATCCTCAGGATCATCCTGTAGGTCACACTGTATATGATGTTATCCCTTACATTATTTTAGGTAACGAAGCAAATGATCCAACTACAGCGTATAGTAGAGTCACTGCAAGTATTAAAAACTTTATGAAAAAGACTCCAGATGAATGTAAAGAGCAGATTGAAGTTGGTAAGAAATTTGTTAAGAAATAAGGAGGTTAATACAATGTATGATAAAGCTTATATAGCTCATCATGGTATTAAAGGCCAGAAATGGGGCGTTCAAAACGGACCACCATATCCTATAGGATCTGATGGAGCTTCTAAAGGAACTCACAGACATATAGTAAAATCCAAATTATCTGATGAACAGAAGAAAAAGTTAGGTAAACTTGGAAAAGCTGCTCTAATAGGAGCAGGAGTTACTACAGCAGCAACAGCAGCCGCAGCCGGAGCAGGTCTCGGCATTTACATGATGGCCAAAAACCCACAGGCTGTTGCAGGAGCTTTAGCTAAGATTGGTGGTAAAACATTAGGAGCCGTAAGTAAAATCACAATGAAAACAGGAATAGGAGCAGTTAAGCAATTAACAAAACAAATGCCTAATCTTGTAGCTAAGATGAAATCTGAAGGTAAAACGATTACTCCTAATTTAGCGAAAAAGCTCTTAATGCTTAAGAATGGAAACCTTTCTGAAAGAGCTCAAGCAATTATGGACATTGGAACAAAAGATCAGCAGATATCATTTATATTAGACAATATAGATGCTTTTAAGAATGATAAGAAAGCTTTAGGAATTGTTGCTCCAATGGTCGATAATGCTATAAAAGCTGGAAGAATGAAAAATCCATCAAACCTTAATGAAATAATCAATCAGGCAGAAAATATTAGTAAAGCTAAGAAACTTGGTAAAGCAGCAGCTGGAGGAATTGTAGGAGCAGCATCTACTGTTGCAATTACATTAAATGCTGCTACAAATGCGGCCAATGATATTGGTAGAGCATATAACATTAAAAATCAAGCTATTGTTAAAGATGGTAAGAAACTTGTTAGTTATGTATTAGCAGGTAAAAACCATTATGATGATATTGATTTAGAAAGGAAAAAGAAATGAGCGAATACGGATACATAACTCATAGTGAATTAATGCATCATGGAGTAAAAGGTCAAAAGTGGGGTATCCGCCGTTATCAAAATGCGGATGGCTCATATAAAGCAGGATCTGAAGGAAGATATTATCATCCTATTAGAAGTTTAATGAGTAAACTTCATAGAGCAAAAAGATCTGGTGTTACAATTGGTGATAAAACAATAGGTGGAGTAAGAGCCAAGAGTCAGATAAAAAGAGCAAAATACAAAGAAGATAGAAAAGAATTAGTTAAAAATAAACTGTTGGGCTCAAATGAAGAATCATCTAGTAAAGAAAAGAAAGTTGTAGACAAGAATTCTTTGGCTTATAAGAAAGCTAAGTATAATAAAGCAGCTGCAATTGCTACAGGTGCTATAACTGCAGCAAGCATAGCTGGAATGGGTGCTTTAATTGGTAGTAAAGCACTTAAGAATAAGAAAGCTGCTCACAATGCAATGCTTAAATTAGTAGATAATAAAGTTGGCGGAACTTCTATTAAAGGATCATCTATTGCAAAGGCTGCCTTAACAGGCGCAAAACTTTCTTCAAAAGGAAAAGATAATGCAAGAGCAGAATTAAGGAGATTAACAAATAAAGGTATAGATAATGCAAGAGCATTTACTAGTAAACAGGTTGTTAGTAAAGCTATTAGAACAACTCCAAATTCAACAAAAGCTCATTTAATTTATGATCCTAAAGGATTTGCTAAGTATAATGCCCAATTACTTAAGAAGAAAAAGCGATGAATGAATTATACCACCATGGTATTAAAGGCCAAA